GGTACCGAGCAACTGTATAACTCGATTACGGTGACGAGCCCAGGGTCTACGGCTGTGGCTAATGGGGCGTTGTCGCAAACCCGTTATGGGATTGCAGAGTTGACGGTGGACACTCTCATTGATGATGCGGATGAGGTGCAGGGGTTGGCCGATTTGTTGCTCTCGAGGTTCTCTGAGCCTCAGTTGCGTTTTCAGGCAATCCGTGTGGATGTGGACAAAATTACGGCACCACAACGGGCTGAAGTGTTCGCGTTGGAAATCGGTGATGTTGCTCAGGTCAAACTCACACCAGGTAATCCTCCGGTGGGGGCGAAGGTGGAACGGTACGGGCAGATTATTCAGATCGCGCATGACGTGTCGCCTGGGAGCCATCAGGTGACGTTCGGGTTGGGGTCGTTGCAGACATCCTTGTTCGTTATCGGAGACGCTGAGTTCGGTACAATAGGTGTGGGCGCTCCGGGCGTTCTTGGTTTCTAGGAGGCGTTGTGGCTGGTGCAGGGTTCAAGGTGTTCCAGGATGGGAATGTCCTTCTTGCCTCTGAGGTGAACACCTACATGATGGAGCAGATGATTATGGTGTTCGCTGATGCGGCTGCTAGGGATGCTGCGATTTTGTCCCCAAGTGAGGGGATGTTTGCGTTTTTGAAGGATGATGACAAGTTGACGGTTTTCAAAACTAGTTGGGGAGATTTCTAATGGCTGCAGGCGGTTATCGCGAGTTTATTGCCGGAGAAATTTTAAGTGAAGACCTAATCAACGACTACTTGATGCAGGGTGTGCTGGTGTTTGCTGGTACTGCTGCGCGTGGTTCTGCGATCACTTCCCCAGTGGAGGGCCAGTTTGCGTTCTTGAAAGACACTGACACGCTCACCTATTATTCTGGTTCTGCGTGGGAAAGTTTGTCATCAATTCCTGCAGCTGTGGTGTCTGCAACGACTGGTTCACCTACTTTGGGGACTGTGGTTTCTGGTGGGGATACTTTCGACATCTATTCGTTCACTGGTGACGGTTCAATTACTTTCAGTGATGCCGGTTTGGTTGATGTTTTGGTGTTGGGTGGTGGTGGTGGTGGCGGTAGCGTTGGGGCTACTGAGGGCGGTGGTGGCGGCGGTGCCGGTGGTATTGTTCGCCAACAGTCGTTTTTTGTAAATGCTGGGACTGTCACTGTTGATGTTGGTGCTGGTGGTGCCGGTGATGGTTTTGGTTTTGCTAGTTCGTTTGGCTCTCTTGCAGTGCCGGCAGGTGCTCGCGGTGGAGATGGGGGCTCCCCAACGCACGCCGGTGCTTCTGGTGGAGGTGCCGGAAACAGTAGCAACAGTAACGAATCTGGCGGCATAACTATTTTGGCGGCGCAGGGTAATAACGGCGGTAATTCCGCAGGGTCAAGCACACTGGCAAATAGGGCCGGCGGTGGTGGCGGTGGTGCCGGTGCTGTGGGCGCTAACGCAACATCATCTAACGGTGGTGCCGGTGGTGCTGGTATATCGTCAGATATCACAGGGACAAGCGTTATTTATGCTGCTGGCGGTGGCGGTGGAGGTAGAAGCACTGGTGGTGCTGGGGGTTCGTCTGGTGTTGGCGGTGCAGGTGGTGCGAATGATGTGGGTGGTAACGCTACGGCTAGCCGAGGCTCTGGTGGTGGTGGTGGGGGAAACTCTGGTTCGAGTAGAGCCGGTGGCCTGGGTTCTGACGGTGTTGTGATCGTGAGGGTAAAAATCTGATGGCTCATTACGCTTATGTCGTTGACGGTGTGGTTGTGAAGGTTCATGTTGTCGCAAACCCTGTCCTACTTGATGAGGATGGTGTGGAGCAGGAGGCGCTCGGGCAAGCGTTCCTCGCAGATTTGCATGGCTACAATCCTGACGAGTTGATTCAATGCTCGTATAACCGAAACTTTCGGGGTGTCTATCCTGGGGTTGGTTACACTTACGACCCTGTAGCTGATGTGTTTGTTGCTCCCGAGGTGCCTGATGAGGCTGTCTAAGCCCTGGCCTGACGGGTTCACTGTCAATCCCAACGGTAAGTATGGGATGCGTAGGCACCCGATTACGGGCAGGCAGACTAAACATCGTGGGCTTGATGTTGCCGGCACTTTCCTAGTGACTTCCGCTGCACCAGGTGTTGTGGTTCATGTCGGGTTTTCGCGTACTGGTGGCGGTCACACTGTAATTATCGATCATGGTGAAGTTCACACTGCTTACTATCATGGGGCTCACAAGACGGGGCTTCGGGTTGGTCAGCGCGTGCTGGCTGGAACTTTCATTTACACTTCTGGGACTACTGGCAGTAGCACTGGGGTTCACCTTCACTTTGAGGTTCGGAAGCGTGCCAACTGGGGAACCGATGTGGATCCCACACCCTACCTAAACGGCAACGCCGCTGTGTCCACGCTGAAGGTTTCCGGGCGTGAAGATAGGGCTACATGGAAACAGTGGCAGACATGGCTTCAGGAGCAACGCTTCTATGAGGCGCGCGTGGATGGTGTGGCCGGGCCTATGACTTACCGGGCTATTCAGTCTTGGGTGGGAACGCCTAAAACGGGCAAGCTTGATGTGCTCACTCGGAAGGCTGTCCAGGAGCGTATCGGTGTCACCCCTGATGGTGTGTGGGGGCGTAGCACTTGGTCTACAATTCAACGCAAACTGAACGAGGGTTCACTGTGACCGAGGAGCACCCTGAAACTGCTGGCGTGAAAGTGTCTATGAGGGATATTTATTTGGAGGTTCAACGGCAGGGCAGGCTGTTGGAGAAAATTGCAAACTCCTTGCCTGACTCAGAAGCGAAGATTGACGATCATGAGGTTCGGATAAGGGCGTTGGAGCGCCGAATGTGGCAGGTAATCGGGGTCTTTGGATTCTTGGCCGCAATTATCAGTCCGATGGTGGCGGTGCTGACATGAAGCCCTCCTGGAAGATTCGCAGGCGCTACATTTTCGCCGCCTTCACACTCGGCTCACTGATGCTTCTCAGCGGTTCAGTAGCAGTGCTGATGAATAACGACAGTGCTACCAGCGACCTGATTACGGGTGGGGTTGCTTTGGTAACTTTGATTACAACGTCATACTGTTTCGCGGCAGTGTGGGAGGACAAATCGATGAAGGAGAGTCAGGATGGATAAGTGGAAGAAGTATTGGGATTTCGCGTTGGAGCGTGCAGTGAAAACTGTTGCTCAGGTTGCGTTGGCGGCGCTGGTTGCCGGTGCGGGGATTCTTGATGTGGACTGGATTCAGGTTGCCTCAGTGTCACTGCTGGCCGGTCTGATGTCGTTGCTCACTTCGGTTCTCACATACGATAAGGATGCCTAATCACGACTTTGGGTCGTAGTGTGCAACTATTCGGTCAACACTCTGAAAGTAAGGAATAATCGTGGAGCGTGAGGTTGTGGATGGTTTCGCTGTGCCAGTAGATCCGATGGATTTGCTAAATTGCGATTCATGCCAGTAAGATAGACACGTTCATAGAGAACCTTTCTTGTGAAGGGGAAAGTAACTCCCCGCCATCTAGGTGGCGGGGAGTTTTCTATTTCACCCACGAATACGCTGTGGCCCTCGTCACGGCAAGTTTCTTGGCTAGGTGCATGATGTTGTCACCTTGGGTGTGTTCGGCCTTCACACGGGCTTTGAGGGCTTGTGTGACCCGTTCTAGGCGTTCTAGTTGCCACACCCGAAGGTCTGCAAGCTGGTCGAGCGATAGTTCTTCATAGTTTCCAAAATAATCCATGTCCATGAGTATACACTTTTCCGGTGTTGTGGTGTATCGTGCTAGACAACCCGAACGAAAGGTGGAACACAATGGGTTACTTTCAACAGTTAGAGATTGAGCTGCAGGACATCCGTGACCCTCATATGAGAGCGGTTGTGTTGTGGAAGCGTGCTCACGAACATTTGATGACTGCCGAGGAGTTGTGGGCGGTTATGAAGGATGAGGTGAAGATGGAACGGGCTCTTACTTTGTGGGAGAACGAAATGTCCTTGCCATTGCCGAAGAAGGCTAGCGATCATGTTGCTTTGCTTCCTCGGAGGCGTGACCTTCGACCTCAGAAGAACCGGGTGTGTGTTATCGGCTGGGCGCTTATTGTTTCAGCGTTGGTGGCCGGTGTGACTGTGATTGTGGTGTCACTGTGAGGGTGGGCTGGGTTTTCATTGGCCTAGGTGTTGGTAGCGCTGTGCTGTTCCAACATTTAGACTCACTGATTTTCGGTGGGTTGCTTGTCCTGATGGGTGTTTGGGTTTTGACGGTGAAGGAGGCGGTTCGATGATGGATTTGCGGATGGATGGGCGGGACATTTGCTTACGCCTACGGGATGATGTGTGGCAGATAGGGGAACCTGGGACACTGTGCATCACTCGGGAGCAGGCTTACTTCCTGCGGGCTCACTTGAATGCGCTTGATGCGGCGTTCTATGACGAGCCTGAAGACGGTTAGCGTTCGTGTGGGAGGGTGCCTGCCCAGATTCCGTAGGGTTCTTGCGCTTCGATAGCGTAGGCGAAACATTGGATCAGCAGCGGGCACTCTTTGCACAAAGCTTTGGCGGTTCGGATCGCGTATTCCCTGGTTTGTTTGTCGGGGAAGTCTTCGGGGAAGAAAATGTCGGGGATGTCTTGACATGGCACACCACCGATTTTGACAATGGCTGCACTGAAGTCGCGGTAGCTTTGTCCCCGGTTGCTCATACAGTAAAGGTTAGTGGAGGTTTCAATGGTTGATGACAATGTGACGGATATTCGGGCGGCTAGGTTGGCTGACCTGATTATGACTGAGTGGTTGGATTCGCAATCTGATTCGGGTGCGATTTGGGAGAAGTCTTGGCAGGCTTTGAAACTTGCGAAGACGGAGAACCCGGAGGAAGTGTTCCGTGAGGCTTTGCGGATAGCTCACGCCCGGTGGAAGAAGATGTTCAATGTTAAGTCCTGACCAGTTTGTGGCTTCTAAGTCGGTCAATGCTGAACGGTGGTTGTCGGCTCGTAGGGAGGGTGTGACGGCTACGCAGGTGGCGAAGGCTGCATCGGGGCCGGGCGGGTTCGAGCAGGCTGTCAGCGACTACGCGGAAGACTTTGTGGAGCAGGACAACCCTTACATGGCGTTTGGTCGTGCCTGGGAAGGGCCGATTTCGATGTTTCTGAAGGAGAAGCATGGTGTGATGCCGAATGATTGGTTGATGCGTCACCATGACAACTGGCACCATTTGGCTACCCCTGACGGTGTGACCCTAGGTCATGATGCGATCTCCGAGGTGAAGACCACGGGTAAGGATTGGAACCCGGAGCGTATTCCAATGCAGTATCGGCGGCAGGTTCAATGGCAGTTGTATGTGACGGGTGCAGAGTTCTGCTATTTTGCGTGGTTGTTGCGGGAGGAACGGGATGGGGCGTTTATGCCGGCCTGGTTCGACCCGAAGGTGATACGGATTGAGCGTGATGGGGAGATGATTTCCGAGTTAGTCATGGTGGCTAATCGGTTGTGGGAAAGGGTGAACGATGACAATACAGTTGCATGAAATAACACCAGCATTGATTGAGCAGTTAGTGGAGCAGTCTCAGGAGGATCGTCTTCGGTCTTTGTTTCGTTCGGAGGTGCAAACTTTGTCGGCACAGTATAAGCGGGCAAAGCGTGAGGCTACGGAGTTGTTGACGTGCTGCAAGATGCGTGCGAAACGGTTGGATGGTCTTGGTGTGGATCATGAGGCTATTGCGGAAATGTTTGAGGTTCCGGTGAAGACTATTGGGTTGTGGGTTCGGTCTAGTGTGACTGTGATTGCGAAAGGGTGAGTGATGACTGAAGTTGTTGTGACGGTGCAGTTGGAGGCGGAAGTGTATGTTCGGCTTTTGAATGCTGCGAATGAGGTGGGTGTCCCGGTGTCTGAGTATGCCGAGGCTTTGATTGCTAACTATGTGGAGGAGAATTATGGCGAGGCCTAGGATTATCGCCGGAGAATCATTGCAAGCATCGTTTTCTCTGTCTGTGTTGGAGTATCAAGCGGTGAGAGTCGCTGCCGAAAATGCGGGAAAGTCAATAAGTCAATACATTCGGCTCACCGTGCTAAATGAACTAGAAAGGGCAAAGAATGGCAAGGTTTGATTTATCCCAGTATTCGACTGTGGCGGAGCGTATTGATGCGTTCTGGGCTAAGTATCCTGACGGCAGGTTGCACACTGAGCTGGTGCATTTTTCACCGGAGCAGGTTGTCATCAGGGCTGAGGTGTATCTAGATCGTAAGGATGAGCGCCCGGTGACAGTGGATTACGCGGAGGAACGCATTGACAGCTCCCCGGTGAACCGTGTGAGCATGGTCGAAAATTGCGCTACCAGTGCCATAGGTAGGGCTCTCGCAGACTTGGGTGGGGCGTTCACGGGTGCTAAGCGGCCTAGCGCTGAGGAGATGCAGAAGGTTGCACGTCATGAGGGCTCACAGAAAACTCGTGACTGGTTGACCGAAGCAATGAACCTCACCGATGTTGACTTGTTGCGTATGCTATGGGCAGAAGCACAGCAGGCTGGGGCGAACCCGGATGTGTTAGCGAAGGTGAAAGCTTATGCAGAGTCAATCGGTTCTAGCAGCCTCGGTGAGGGAACTGTTGCAGGCGTATCAGGAAAGCCTGGAAAACGATGACGCTGATGTGGATGTGTTTCGGGTGGCTCTCATTGAAAGGTTGGTGATGGTTTGTGATTCAATCGGAGATCGTGCGCGAATTGTACGAGCTAACGCAGGAGAACCGGAAGGGGATTGAGTTCTACGCGGAGGCTATGGATCGGCTTGCCCGTTGTGAGAACACGTTGGACACGGTTGAGGCTCACGCGTTTATTGCAGCGGAGGGGCCGGTTGTGGAACGTCAGGCACGAGCAAAACTGGCTTCGGCTGATGCACGCCTGGAACGTGATTTGGCGAAGGCTCAGGTGGAGCGTGTTCGAGCAAAGTTGCGGATGATTGAAAGTTCGATTATGGCGCAGGCGACTGCTGCGAAGATGGTTCAGGCGGAGATGAAACTGTGAGCGACTTGATTCATAAGATGTGCAAGCGTTGTGGCACCACAGCCGGGTTGACGAGGGCGGATATTGCGGCGGGTTACAAGTGTTTGCGCTGTGGTGGGTTCTTTGAGGATTTTGTTCCGTTGGAGAAGCAGACATGAGTCTGGTGTTGGATGACGGGATGTCTGAGGAGGAGTTTATGGCGTGGTTGGCGAGTTTGGACACGTCTGAGGATGTTGGGGAGCAGGGTTAGGCTCCCGTTTCAACACTTTATACGCTACCGAAATATCAGTGTCCCTTATCCTGGTGAAATCTGCGTTGTTGCACACATTATGGAACTTTCATCGGGTTAGATCGCGTGAATCGGGCTGATTGTGTGTGAGCGCACAGAATGTCGGCGTACTCAGGCACGTTCGTGTTTGTCGGCGAACGCCGTAACCTAGGTTGGGCAACAGAAAAGCCCCTCCGTAGAGGGGCCTTCTGAGTGTGTGGCTTAGGCTGCGAACTGAGCCTCGATGAGGGCCTTGCCCCAGTTTGCGTTGATGAATTTCTGTGCGTCTGACAGGCGGGCAAAGGTGATCGTGTTGCCGGCGATGTTGTTGACGGTGTAGTGGCCCTTGGCTACGCGGATGATGGTGACTGCCTGGTAGCGAGTGGTGGTGGTGTTCATGGTTTCCCTTTCGTGGTTGGTTATGACTCTAGTGTATAGGACTAGACATACCATGTCAACCTAATCCGCAAACTATTTTCTGACGAGATGCACGATTCAAACCCGACCAAATGTCTAGTGGAGCAGCGGGTAATCGAAACCCGGTCTTGACCGAATCGCTTGCGCGGGTTCTCGGTCAATCGAATCCATCCTGCCCCAACCCTAAGTATAAGCGCATACTATTTGCAGGTCACTTCGGCTTTCCGTTGCGGCTGCGAGCCCGTTCCTGCGTGACTTCGGGTGACATAAACTGAGCTCATGGCTATCCCGAAAAAAACGCTCACACTCCTTCGGGCTAGGGATCAACATTGTGCGCATTGTGGCATGGAGGACGACCTGGTGCCTCATCATCGGAGGAATCGTGGGATGGGTGGGTCAAAATTGCTTGACACTCTCGACAACCTCATGCTTATTTGCTCCGGCTACAACGGGCAGATGGAGAGTGACCCGCGTGTGGCTTCTCAGGCTCGGGCGTGGAACCATAAGCTGCCTATTTGGGAGAGGGAGAATTTGCCGGTGTTTGACCGGGCTGGGGGTTGGTGGTATCTTCAGCCTGATGGGACTAAGGAACGTTCGGACTGGAAAGACGCAGCGTTCTAGGGAGTAGAATAGAGATGAGGCCGGAGCCATAAACCCCGACCTCATCAGAAAACCAGTGAATCGACCACTGGCTTTGTCCAGGATACCAGGGCTCAGCCGGTAGACAAGGACAAGACAATGACGAAT